CGTTTAATTAGTTGTATTTGATGTTCGTAGGTCATTTGGAAATATCTTTTTATATAAATATTTACAATGGAGATTTTACTACTTTGTTTTTAGTTATAGATCTAGCAGCTTTTTGTTGTTCAGCTCGTTGATTGGCTTCTTCGTATATTTGATTTATTTTACGAATCCAAAATCTACGTAGATACACTGGCATATTATATAAATCATGCCATGACCATCTACCAGCGCCGTGCCATACTAAATTAAAAAGAGAGTCATGAAGTTGTACTCGGTCCTCTGGCTTAAAACCAAAAAAGGTCTGCGCCAATTGGAAACCCGGCAATGAAGGTGCTCCCATCTTCACCTTCAAACTCATAACTTGATAGTATACTAGGAGTATTGTCATTTATATATTTTCTAAATGGCTTAGATTCTTTTGCTAAAAATTTATAACGTATAAAATCTTGTATTTCATTTATATCACGTACACCGTTAACTTCGCAAATTGTCTGTTCTAGGAATTTTGAAACTTTATCTTCATCTACAGCATCATTTGATAAAAATTTAAACTTAATCTGAATACCAGATTCTGTTTTATAATCAAATTCTCCATTTTCATCAGAAACTAAATTAAAATCTGAATGTTTTAGTTTTGATAAGTCTACAACCCGATCTAAAATATTACCTGTTGCTGGGTGTTTTATCTTAACAGGATATTCTTTTCCGTAACTAAGAATACGTGCGGATATAATTAATCCGTTTTTGTCTACTTTAGTAATAGTAGAATAATCAACCGGTGTTATAATTAATGCTTCTAACAACTTATCCAACATAACTCCTTCTCGTATATATGATGGATTTGTTAGAATATCTTCGTCATATGCAGTCATATACCGCATTTCTATTGTACCATCTCGTAATGGATGATCTTTAGGATATACCATTCCTTTACTAACTAAACGAACAATTTCACTTGGAATATTATTACGTTTTGTTTCTTCGTACTGTTTTTTTGCTAATTGTATTAAATCGTGATTGGTAATTCTATCAGTCATACCGGCCATTATAACTCCTTATTATTTAATAATAAATATGTGCGAACATAAAATATGGGGGCAAAAACCCCCATAGTTATATATTTTTTAGTATTGCAATATTGCGTAATCAAATTTCAAAGTCAATTCGATTGTCATTGCTTCTTCTGTTCCCCAATCCATTTGGCCAAAGTTTGCATCTGAAATAAATGCTCCTTTTAATGACCAATTTTCAATTTTTTCACCTAATGCAGAAAGTGCATAGAATTCTATATCTCGTTTATAATCTGAAGAATATCCATCTCGACCTGTTATTGATTCATGATGGAAACGAATCCATTCCATTACTGCTTGTGCCCCTTCTGTTGTGATAGGATCATATACTGTAATAGAAACATCGCTCCATCTAGACTTTCCTTTAACTTTTCGGTCAATATTAATATGGTCTAATACAATCTCTCCGTTTGCAATAGTAGGACGAGCTGCAGCTTTTACTAAGTATGCAGGAATGTTAGTACCTGCCAATTGCATAATAAATCTGTTAGCATACTTCGGTTCCCACGAAAACGCACTATTAAATAAATCATTCTGACTAATATCAGGTAAGGTAGGTGTTAATGCCATTTTATTCCTTCATTTCTTTTTATATAAATATCCGCAAAGTAAAAAAGGCAGAACCGAAGTCCTGCCATTTTAAATCAATTTTATTTTAGAATTTTAATCAGGGAAACTTGCTCCAGTTGGTTGAATATTAAAATCTAAAATAATAAACTCAGCTGTACGGGTCGGTTGAAGAAATATTTGACCGTATAGAATGTTTTGATCAATTAAGTCTGGTGTGTTATTTGTTTGATCCATTACTACACGAAATGCATTTAATCCTTGCTGTGCTTTTACTCTATCTAAATATGGATTAACAATTGCTAAGAATCTCAAACGTGTTGCATCGGTATTTTGTTCAAATACTAAATATCTAGTTGAGGAAGCAATAAATTTCTTAACCGTAAGCAACAAACGACGCACATTGACGCGGTCTAATGCACTTGGAACACCTTGCAATGTCTTTTGCCCCCAGATAACTACTCCTTCGTTAGGGAAGTTGGCAATAGGATTAACACGGGCTTCATACAAGGTGTCTCGAGCTGATTGATTAAGATTGATATAAGTATCAGATACTGTAGTCAATCCTCCACGCGTCAAACCAGCTGGTGCGTACCATGGTGCTGCTACTTGATCATTAAATGCCAATACCCCTGGTACTACTACGCTAGGCGGTACCCATAATGGAACGTTCTTTGCAGGATTAAGAATTCTTAACCATGGCCAATATGTTGATGTATAATTGCTATCAATGGTAGCTACTTGGCTTGTTACTGTGGTTAACGAATCTGTTAATGCATTTGAGTCCATTACATAAAATGAATCTTGTCGTGTTTCAACTAAGTTACGAGCTTCGGTTGTTACTACACTATGCAAACTATCGATAATCCCAGGAGTAATAAGCATATTGATATCATAATAATCAGTATTGCTTAACAATGTAAATGCTTTGTTATATGCTTTGGTTCCCGGGGTAGTTGTACCGGAACAATTAAATCCAAATGTATTGTTACTAGTTATGTTAGTTCCAGAATACTTTTTAAGATTTGGTTTTGCTCCATCAAATCCACCTTGGAATGGCACAATAAATTTTCTAGTTGATATAGCAACGTTAGTTGTGAATGTACCTCCAGTCAATGCAGATTCCAAAGACCCGGAATAAGCAGTAGTCGATGTTGGGAAATTTGCTGCAGCATCTTGATTAATGTTTCCTAGATAGAAATCAGTGTTGCTACCTGTATTGCTACCAGATGACGGTAATGGTGCTAAGTAATTTAAGTTGTTAACCGTGCTAAAATTAAATCCAAAATAAGTATTTGGCGAATATGTTACAACGACTTGTGATGTTTGATATGTAGCAGCTGTTAAATTCAATGAACCAGATGCCATTGGAATTGGAGCTTCTGGAGCTCGAAACCCAAACGGTACCAAAGTATTTTCATTGGTTTTAGTAGATACCCCGGTAGAAACTTGTACTCGAATAAATCTTGAAATGTTTGGATAATCGCCATTAGGTATGATATCGTTATTGTCAGAAATTGTTTGATAGCGATCACCAATAACTCTAGCAATATATCTAGGCGAATCTGGATTCAAGTTTACATTTAAGAATGTCTCTACGATATCTGGATTTCTATCAGTGTCTTCTGATGAATATGGAGATCCAGGAATGTTAGTAGTGTTAACACGACGAACTTCTACAGTGAATGTTCCATATCCAGCTGGATCAGATACTTCAGTAGATGTTTTCACATCACGTATACCAACTTTAACCTCATGGTTTACAGAAGTACCATGTGATAATGTATGAAACTTAAAAAGATCTTTTGCAACACTTCCAATTTTTTGTGAAGTAATCCATGGAGTGGCTGCAGTTGAATAGTCTGATAAGAATTCATAATTTGATAATAAAGCTAATTCTGTAGTAATATTACCAGCATTAGCAAATGCAGCATACGCAGTTGGATTTGCATATAATGCGTATACTGGATAATCTACTGATTTAGGACCAGTACCGAATACTTTGTTAACATAGTTATTTGCATTTGGATTGATTGATGCTGAGATTGCAACATCTTTTGCTACTAAAAATGAACCATCAAATCCAATTGCATCATCCTGTGCTGCAGTAAACGATCCAGATACTTTAATTGCAAATGAACCAGAGCCACCATCTAATAATACTGCATTTTCAAATATTTGACTAGTGCCATCTTGTGTTACTGGTTGTGTTGGATGTAATACGTGAGTTACAACTTCTACCTTACCTGCACCGGATCCAGATTTAGCAATAACTGCTAATGCACCATTGGTTAATTTATATCCATCTTCATAGAGAAGACGTGTTACTGTGATTACACTTCCATTACGCAAATAATCTTGTACTACAAAAGGCACATATGAATCATCAGTATATGATCCAAATGTTGCAATAAATTCTGAGTAGTTTCTTATTTGGGTAGGGATTAATGCAGGACCTTTTACAGTTGGTCCTATTACTGCTGCACCGATTGCAGCAACACCGCCGGCTAAAAATGACTGATCTACTTCATTTGTAAATACGCCGGGCGAAACAATTCTTTCTGCCATTAATATACTCCTATGATTTTATAATAAATATGGATTAAACAAGCCAAACCTTATTGGGCAGTAGTGAATGTCCCATCAACAATATTAATTTCGCCTTCGCCGTAACGGTCTTTTAATTTTTGTAACAATTCTTGCTCTTGTTCTCTTAATGAATCGAATCTACGAATTGCATCTGCTTCCTGGGATTCTAACTGTTCAACACGTTGTTTAGCAAATTGTTTTTCGATGGAAATATTTCCTACTATGGAAACTAATTCGGCAAATTTTTGTTGCAATTCTTGTATTGAATCTACATGTTCTTTATCTAATTTTCTTGTCATACAAAACCTTTTCTTGATATAATAAGAAATATTATTTCAAAAACCAAATTACCAACTAGTAATAATGACTACACCATCACCACCATTGCCACCACGACCACCTGTGGTGCCAGCACCTCCACCTCCACCACCGCAACCGTATCCTCCAGGCCCACCTGCACCACCAATATTAGCACTTGAGGAACCACCTCCGGTGCCGCCGGTGTTTAGGAAAGGTTTAAGAGATTTATATCCGGCATTGCCTGACGATCCACCACCGGCTGCACCAATACCTCCGGCTATAGTATTTCTAAAACTCCCACCTTCAAAATCAACAGCTGCTTGTAGAGTTATACCCCCACCATCACCTTGTGTGGTGTTTGAGCCACCGCCGCCACCAGACCCACCAGATGTTACATTAATATTCCATACTGCATTTTGGTTTCCTGGGTTGGGTACTGCTGGGGTTCCGCCTCCTTGTCCGGCCTGGCCGTTGTACCCTGTTGTGCCGGCACCTGCATTTGTGAAAAATCCTAACTTTGCTACTGGTCCTGCATTAGTTACACTAACTGGAGATCCCTGTGAACCGCCGCCACCTGCTGTGGATGTACCTGGTGATCCTCCGGCACCACCAGTAGTTCCTATAAGTACATTTGGAGTGGATATTGCTGGGCTAGTGGCACTAATTCCTAAGGAAACATATGATAATCCACCCTGGTCTCCAATAATTGTAGCAGCCCCTCCTTGGCCACCAACACCAGCACTTACTTTTAAAATATTAGGTAAAAATATTGCAGGGATAATAACAGAACTGATTCCGCCGCTACCTCCTCCGCCGCCACCGCCTTTATTGTTAGCGCCAGAAAAACCACCTCCACCTCCTCCGCCAGCGCCTATGCATAGTATATGTACCATAGTAACACCTGAAGGTTTAACCCAATTTTGCCAACGGACTGCTGAGTTAGTAGTTGCAATAGCAAAAAACATTTGCACATCGCTGTTGAATTGAGGTGGTAAAAAACCAAAATCCGAGGGTGGGTTTCCAAATAACATATGTTTACCAACTAATTATCATAATCAAACCATCACCACCATTACCGCCACGTCCTCCTGTGGTACCAGCACCTCCACCACCACCACCGCAACCGCGGCCGCCTGGGCCTCCATCACCGCCAATTTGATCCGATGCTGAACCTCCACCAGTGCCGCCTGTTTGGAGAAAGGGTTTAAATAAGTTAACACCAGCATTGCCATTACCACCGGCGATCGTAGCCGATCCTGCGGTACCTCCATTCATAAAATTAGTTGCGGGTGTAAGAGTACCATCTGCAAAATCCACATTCCCTTGAAGACTTATCGTTCCCCCAGCAAACCCCGTATTTACGGTAGTACCTACTCCGCCACCACCTGTACCACCAGATAACATAAACGTGTTAAATACACTAGCTATTGAACCTCCAACTGCACCCGTTGGGACTCCGCCATTATTTCCAGGTTGTCCTGCATATCCCGCGTTTGCTGCTGTTCCGTTGTTTGAGAAAAATCCCAATTTACCAATTGGACCTAATTGTGCTATAGTGGTTACGCTTGCTCCGGTACCCGCTGCACCAACAGCAACCGCAGTACCAAGTCCACCACCAACACCACCAAAAGCTCGAAGAATCATATTCGGGATGGTTATTCCTGAAGTTATGGCGGATCCTAGTGCTATGTAAGATGGATTACCATTTGTTCCTGCGGCGCCAGGGGCACCTCTTCCACCGGTGCCTACTGCTATTTTTAAAGAATCTGGTAATAGGGTTGAAGCTAGCATTAGGGAGGTTAAGGCACCAGATCCTCCACCACCACCACCGCCTCTCTGGTTACCAGATGCTGCAGAGTGGCCTGCTCCGCCGGCTCCACCTCCACCAATGCAAAGCATATACACCATAGATGTACCACGTGGTTTAGTCCAATTCTGCCAGTTTAGGGCAGCGGTAACATTAGTACCGTGTGGAGCAAATACTTGTACATCTCCTTTAAAGTTAGGAGGTAAAAACCCAAAGTCAGATGAAGAATTTCCAAAAAACATAAACTATTATTTTTTAATAATCACCACCAAATACTATTGCTTGCCACGATTGGTTAGTTGTTTGAGCAATATGTTGCGATACTAAGATGTAGTGAGATGCGGGTATTGCTAAATTAAGTGGAATTTCATAGTAGTTAACTGCGTTAATACTATTGGCAGCTGATATAATAGGAACAGATATTTCTGCTAGTAATGCTGCGTTAGCAGCAGTTGGTGTTCCTGTATTTACACTACTCAAAAATACACGTAATGTAGTTGCAACTGAGTTGACTGCTGCGGCTGATGATACGGGAATAAATCTTACACGCTGTACAAAGCTACCATTTGCTCCTGCGGTAAACGCAAGGAATTGATCCGTGCCTATAGCGTTTGCTGCAGATCCATCAGATCTTACTAATGCAGCAGTTGTTGTAATTTTTACATCACCAATGTTTGGTGTTAATGCGAATATTGGACTTGTGTTAGCTGGCATAATTTATTTCTTTTATTATAAATATTAAAATCCGGAAAACGGATACATTATCTGTGTTATTGATATGACTTTACCTAAATCAACACTGCCTCCAGTTGCTGTTGAATTTATTGTTACGTCTCCAGTACCACCGGTTGGTGATATTGTGATATTTGTTCCTGCTACAATAGAAGTAACTCCCCCTGGTGCACCTGCCGATCCAGATGGACCTGTCGGACCTGCTACACCTTCCATTTTAGTTACACTCAATACGGTATTGTTTGCTACACCGGTAGAGGTGGCAGGATATCTTGCTACTAGCGAAACGTAGTCGTTAGCGTTTAACAGTGTAAGTATGTCGGCACTTGCTACTACTTTATCGGTACTAGAATTCTTTCCTGCAACTAAGCTACCGCTTAAATTATTCCCAACACCATTCTTTGATACTGCAAATTCAAAATCACTAACTGTTCCTGGCCCTACATCTGCATGATAATGGATTAAATACAATCCAGACGAATAAACATAGATTCTTTCAGTATTAGTGTTATCGTGTGATATTATAGACGGTTGGTTTTCTACATCAGTTGCGTCAAAAGTTATTGCTACTACAGAATTGGTTAGAGTGTATCCGGTGGTTCTTCGTACTTGTACCGATGCTAAATTGCCGGTAGAATATGGTGCATATGATGCACTTGTTGCCGTACCTAGTAAACTTCCTGTTATACCACCGGTTACGTACAGTGAACCAGTTATTTGGGTATTGCTATCAATGCTGACTACAGTACCGGTATCTGTTATATTTGAACTAGTTATATGTTCACCTAAATCTCCGGCTTGTCCTTTGGTTAGTCGGTTAGCAGCAATTGTAAGTTCATTTCCAATACTATTAAAGGTTTGCGGCCCCATTATTAAAACAGAACTCGTTGTAGCTGCAGCTGGGGCACTTTGATGTACATATATCCATTGATTGTTTTGAGAATCAAAAAGCAATGAACCTGAAAGCATTGGGGAAGATCCAGAGTCTGCTACTGCGATACCTCCGTATCTTAGTGGGGCTGCATTAGTATTAAGTGTTATAATATTAGTCCCGACGTTTAGTTGAGACGATGTTATGTATAGTATAGATGATGTTGCCGCAGTAAGATTTGTTACTGATAATTTACTGAAGCTACCACTATCTGCGTAAAATGTACTCATATATTATAAATATCTTTATCCGTTAAACTCACCGTAACTCGTAGCTTGCCAATACGTGTCTCCTATTAATGCAACGCTACTATTTGAATTAACCGTAAAACCCGCAGCAGTTTTACTTTGAATAGACCATGCACGTGCATCTTCACCAGTCACTGCTATAGAATAACTTGTATTAGGAAATGCCGTTGCAAATGTAACAGATGCTGATAATGGAGTACCGCCGAATGATGTGTTACTGATGGCATTGTTTTTTGTAATGCCGCCGTTAGTCGATGTTATACTACCCGATACTAATAGTGAACCGGAAATTACGACACTTCCAGAGTCTGCCACTAACAAGTTATGTCGAGTCGTATCATCAACACCATCTCCTACAATGAATGCACTAGGTTGAGATATAGGTTGATTCCATTGGCCAACTACGGATTGATAGTATCCTAATGCACGATTGTTATTACCAGCTGCATGCGAAAATTCGCCAAGTGCTTGCGTTTCTGAACCTTCTGCGTGAGAATTATTCCCAATTGGTACATCAGCAGCCGTCGGTGCTACTACTCCGTAAATTCCAATATAACTTTTGTTGCTAGCAGTATTAACGCTAGTGTCAACTAATGTTATCTCTGTAGCAGGCGTACCATTGAATGCCGATGATGAAATTTCATAGATATATGCTGTTACAACCCCAGGTACAATTTCTCCTTGGGTGTCTTCAACTATTACAAACCCGCCGGCAACAAATTGTGCAGTTTGGTCTCCATATTTTGCATCTAATTCAATAACACCGGATGTGATTGGGATTGCCATGGCAAATCCTAACACACCAGCTGTTCCTGAGCCTTCTGCGTGGGAGTAGTTACCATATGCATAGCCACCGCCTTCTGCGTGGGAGTACTGACCAAACGCTTGGCTGGCGCCTTCTGCGTGGGAGAAGTCACCATATGCAGAGCTGGCGCCTTCTGCGTGGGAGTAGTTACCATATGCATAGCCACCACCTTCTGCGTGGGAGTAGGCTCCTATTGCGAAAGTGCTAGTTCCTTCGGCATGAGCCGAGTAGCCGCCCCAGTACTGGTCTCCAACATTAGCGCCAAAATTAGATATACTTCCAATGGATGCAGAAGTGGTTGTTGTACCGGTCTCGAGTAAGTTGATTATGGTATTTGTTCCATCGAAAGAACATGATAGTATTATTTGATTAGTAAATGTAAGAGAATTATCATAAGCAGAATCATCTATACCTAACGTGGTACCTGCTGTAAAAACACCAGTACCCGTTCCCGTTAAGTCTCCGTATGATGCATTTACCACAATCACTCCAGGTGTTGATACAGTTGCTAGATAACCATACTGACTACCTGCTGCTGTACCATTACCTTCCGCGTGGGAGTAGTAGTTATTTGCCTGTGTAGTATTACCTTCTGCGTGAGAGGCCTGGCCGTTGGATGTTGTATTAGTGCCTTCTACGTGTGATGCATATCCATTAGCTGTTGTGTAATATCCCTCTGCATGAGAGAATTGTCCGTTTGCCGTTGTAGTATTACCTTCAGCATGTGATCTAGCTCCGTTTGTTGTTGTGTAATATCCCTCAGCGTGTGAGTATTGTCCGGTTGCTGTTGTGCCCTCGCCTTCAGCGTGAGAATAGATTCCGTTGGCTGTAGTAGTTCGTCCTTCAGCATGTGAAAAACTTCCGCTAGATATCGTTAAGTGGCCTTCCGCATGTGATCCATCACCCTTTGCTTGAGTTTCACGTCCTTCGGCGTGTGAGTATTGTCCAAAGGTTTTTGCATTTCTACCTTCCGCGTGTGAATATGTACCGTTTGCTTGTGTGTCATTTCCTTCTGCGTGTGAAAATCTAGCAAATGTTTGTGTTTGATATCCTTCCGCATGCGACCAATCTGCTACTGCGGTTGTGTAGAATCCTTCGGCATGACCACCATCTGATACAGATTGGTTACTACCAGCCCAGGAGGTAAATGGATAATCTAAACTTCCAACAATAAAACTACTATCATTGATACCGGTGTTAGTCAAGGTTATGGTTGTATTAACTCCTCCAAAAACTGAAGTATCAACTACAAATGTAGTATTGTCTGGATATGCAGCACTGTTGTAGTATAACCTATTACCTGGAGCAAAGACAGCCGTTACATCACCGGCTAATTGAAACACACCGGAAGTGATTGTGTTATTTTTTGCCCCGTACAAACTCTTTGTACTAGTAAATGAGCCAGAACCTTCTGCATGTGATCCAAAGCCTGATGCATTGGTATTAGATCCCTCTGCATGAGAGTATTCACCGTTAGCTCCTACAGCTAGCCCTTGTGCATGAGAAAATGTACCAGTAGCTGCTCCTCCTAGTGATTGTTGTATTCTACCAATACCAGCCCCAGATCCTGTAAATGTTAGGATACCGTTGGTTAAAGTTAGTACTGTCGAATCAAATGTTAAATTAGATTCACCGTTAATAACGCCAGTACCAGTAGCAGTTAGTATGTTGTTGTTAGTGTTGTTTGTAATTGCACTACCTATTCCGGTGGCATCTGCTGCGGTTGTTGCGTAAGATGCTGAGGTTGCAAAACTTGAAGTTGCATTTAAGATACTATTACCGGCAGTTACCGTGTATGTTAAAGGACTTCCGGTATGTATAGCTATTGGTGCTGGGTTGTTAGTTGTTGTCGATGTGGTTGATTCAACCATCGTCAATGCAAATGATCTTGTATCTGCACCGGTTAGTATTTGTATTGTAGATTTAGATGATGTTGTAGCAAAACTACTTGATACTGCTTGGGATGCACTAGTTGCATTTAATGCATAAGATGCAGTGGTTGCTGTACCCTGCAAAGATCCGGTGATGCCCCCCGTTACATTGAGTGATCCGGTGACTTCACTGTTACCTTGTGAACGATACCCGTTCTTTATTATGAATTCGTTTGCCATTTCTTTTCCCTATCCAAGATTTGGTTTAATATAAATATGATTAGATATATGTTACTAGCATTTTTACGGTCCATCCGGATGTAGCAGCAACCGCATTTATTTGTATGTTGCTAGAAATGATTGCTGAAGTAAAAGTAATGTCTGCAGTATTACCTATATCCGTTGTTGATGTTTCTGTGCTAACTGCAGTTGTTCCATTCCACACAGTATTAAACTCACCAGCTCTTGCATTAGCTCCGTTGTGTAGTGTGTACTTTCCAAATGCTGACGTATATGATCCGGTTGCTTGAGTAAATAGGTTGTTTGATCCTACAATGGTTGAGTTCACAGTTGCTCGATCGAAAAGCGTCCCATCGATGTTTAATGTAGACCCAACCGTAAAATTCGTGGCATACGATGCAGTTTCCGCAGTTATAACACTGCCTAACAATGTTTGTGCCACATTGGCATATGATGCAGACGTTGCATAGCTAGATGATGTAGCGGTGCCATAAAGTGACCCAGTAAATCCGTCTGTTGCAGTTACTGATCCGGTTACTATTAAACTTCCAGTAATTACGGCACTACCGGTGTATGGGAAAGCAGATCCTCCGCCTCCGCCGCCATTCAATGCAAATGACGCTGTCAACGCATAACTGCTAGATACAGCTGTTTGTGAATAAGATGCAGTTGTCGAATAAGATGCAGATGTCGCTGTCGATGCGTTTCCTGTCAAGTTGGCTATAACCGTTGAGCTATTCTGCCATTTAAGAGTCGACGAGTTGTAAACTAATGGTTGTCCGTTTGTTGGAGATATGATTGATACGTCAGATAATCCTATTAAAGCTGTAGAACCTCCACCGCCGCTAGTTACACTTGCACCAGACCCTCTAAATAATCCAGACGCGTAAAACTCGTAAGATGATGGTACAGTGAAGTCGGCATTATTTCTCAACAACATATAACCTACATAAATTGCATTTGCAGTTGTATTAGCAGCTTCTGAAAATGGCTCTGTAGTCACTGCTGCTAATGCAGCTGCTTCGTTGGGATATGTTGCATTTCCATAATAAACAAACAATGCCTTAGTAGCACTATTAGGAAAGTAGAACACTCGTTGTATTGACCAGTCGTTTGATGCTACCGGTGTTAGAGTACCGTTATTTGAATAATTAGCAGGATCTATGCTAGCAAAACCAGCACCGGCATTAGTGTTATACACAA